ATGACGAAGAAAAAAGCACATAAACCTGGTTCGGCGACCATTGCGCTTAACAAGCGTGCTCGCCACGAGTATTTCATCGAAGAAGAATTCGAGGCTGGCCTTGCGTTGCAGGGCTGGGAAGTAAAATCGCTGCGTGCCGGGAAAGCCAACATCGGCGACAGCTACGTGATCCTGAAAGACGGTGAGGCCTTCCTGTTCGGCGCGAACTTTACGCCGCTGACCGTCGCCTCTTCACATTACGTTTGCGATCCTACCCGCACCCGTAAGCTGCTGCTAAACAAGCGCGAACTGGAATCCCTCTACGGACGCATCAACCGTGAAGGCTTCACCGTGGTGGCACTCTCTTTGTACTGGAAAAACGCCTGGTGCAAAGTGAAAATCGGCGTGGCGAAAGGTAAGAAACAGCACGACAAGCGTACTGACCTGAAAGCACGCGAGTGGCAGCTCGACAAAGCACGTATCATGAAAAACGCAGGACGTTGATTCTGCGCACTTATTGTACTATTCAATAAGTTAGCGTTTCGGGCTGGTGTCGAGGAAGTGAAATCTGGTATACTGAGTTCAACACTATTGGGGCTGATTCTGGATTCGACGGGATTTGCGAAACCCAAGGTGCATGCCGAGGGGCGGTTTGCCTCGTTAAAAGCCGCAAAAAATAGTCGCAAACGACGAAAACTACGCTTTAGCAGCTTAATAACCTGCTAAGAGCCCTCTCTCCCTAGCTTCCGCTCTTAAGACGGGGATCAAAGAGAGGTCAAACCCAAAAGAGATCGCGTGGAAACCCTGCCTGGGGTTGAAGCGTTAAAACTAATCAGGCTAGTTCGTTAGTGGCGTGTCTGTCCGCAGCTGGCGTGCGAATGTAAAGACAAACTAAGCATGTAGTACCGAGGATGTAGAAATTTCGGACGCGGGTTCAACTCCCGCCAGCTCCACCAAACAAGCATGGACAGTGGTAAGACAGAGGCTTTAAAACCAATAAGTTAGCCACTTAACCCAGACAGCGACCAGACGCAGAAGGGACTAAAAAGGATACGTAAAGGAGCCGCGGCTCCTGAGCTAGCAAAAGCCCGCTGATGCGGGCTTTTTTGTGGGAGACGCATATGAGCCAGCTACAGGATATCATTACTCTTCTGAGTAACGGCGATGAAGGAACGACCAATGCATTGCTTCAAACAAAGGTATTTCTTTACTCTATAGGCAAAAAAGATCTGTCGCCTTGGATAGATCACGAAATAAATGGTTATCCCTCTATCAAAGATGCCCCTGAATACAGGGTAGTTAAGGCTAGAATTCTTGCTAACCTTAACAACGGCTTCCGACACTACAACAGCTTTCAGCTTCCGCTCGCTTACTTAAGCAAGAAGGATTATAAGGATGCTCATGAATCTGTAGTAACAATGTCAATTAGCCAAATTGAGCAGTTGGTTATTAACGCAGGTGATAACCCAAACCTACAGCAACATATTCCTTTAGATCTAGCTCGTCTAAAATACTGCAAATCCATTGACGATAGTTATGAAATAACAACATGTTACAAGGAAATAGCACTTCATAGCTTTACGGGGATTTTAACGCAAGTACGGTCACGTCTATTGAGTTTCTTATTAGAGCTATCAGACCAAACCGCTGGAATGCCAGAGGAGAAAAGCATGGCGGATAAATTAAGCAAGGTCGATACAGATTCTATTTTTCATAGCGCCATCTTCGGTGATAACACTGTAATAAATTTAGGGCATGAGAATTCTTTTACTATTAATAATCAAGTTTGCAAGGGTGACTTACCCGCTTTAAAAAGGACTCTTACGGAGAAGGGAATTAGCGAAACTGACGTTAATGATCTGGAAGCAGCAATTATTGCTGATGGTCCAATCGCGCCCCGGAGCAACTCCTATGGCAAAAATGTTAGCACTTGGTTTTCCAATGTAATAACAAAAGCGGCCAATGGTACGCTGGGCATTGGGGTGACTATTGCTACTGAAGTGCTTACCGACAGCTTAAAAAGATATTTCGGCTTACAATAGCCGTCATGGGGTGTCGGGGGTCGGAGGTTCAAATCCTCTCGTGCCGACCAAAAACACATTTAAAACCAGCCTCTTACGGCTGGTTTTTTTATGTCTATTTTCTGTACGGGGAATCACTGGGGAAAAATCGGGGAAAAATACCGTCAAAAAATCAGGCACAACAAGCTAATTGCCACCGATCCGTTTGTAAGACTTACCAGCACGCTACTTTTTCTCACTGCCCTATACTTTCAGTCTGACATCCAACTGGAGGTTTCTATGTGTGGACGCTTTGCACAAGCCCAAACCCGTGAAGAATATCTGGCATATCTGGCCGATGAAGCCGATCGTGACATCGCGTATGACCCGGAACCTATTGGCCGATTCAACGTCGCACCCGGTACCAAGGTCCTGCTACTGAGCGAACGCGACGAGCAATTACACCTCGATCCGGTGTTCTGGGGTTACGCACCGGGGTGGTGGGATAAACCGCCATTGATTAACGCGCGTGTCGAGACGGCTGCCACCAGCAGAATGTTTAAACCGCTTTGGCAGCATGGCCGGGCTATATGTTTTGCGGATGGGTGGTTCGAATGGAAGAAGGAAGGCGAAAAGAAACAGCCCTACTTCATTCACCGCACCGACGGCCAACCGATTTTTATGGCAGCGATTGGCAGCACACCGTTTGAGCGGGGCGATAATGCAGAAGGTTTTCTCATTGTTACATCGGCAGCGGATAAAGGTCTGGTCGACATTCACGACCGCCGGCCCCTTGTTTTGTCACCAGAAGCGGCCCGGGAGTGGATGCGCCAGGATATAGGCGGGAAAGAAGCAGAAGAGATAATTGCCGACGGTGCAGTACCCGCCGACAAGTTTATCTGGCACGCCGTTACTCGCGCTGTGGGGAATGTGAAGAATCAGGGGCCGGAACTAATCGAGCCGATTTCGTGAGCTGCGTATTCATATCGGTAGCCCATCGTCTATTGCACGGTTGATGAAGAACGTCACCCGGCCCAGCACTTCAATCTGCTCCAGCGCTGCACCTTCTATCGCCTCTCCATCATCAGTTATGAGCGCCCTGCCCATCAGCTTGGCAAATTGTGTGTGGCCATCGCAAAGAATTAACAACACATCTCCAGGTGTCTTCTTCACTACAGGTTCGATAACCGCAAACCCCAAATCAGTTTCGAGCACCCTGCTATCGGCACCCATGTTGCACAATGCTTCGGGAGTGAGCTGGCGCTCAACGTAGTCCATAGCTGGTGAAGGAAATCCCATCAGTGAATTCTCCCCATGTTGCGCAGGATCCAGTAACGGTTGTCGCTACCGTCATTCGTCTTGTCAGCGAAGCCTGGCTGGTTGCGCTCTATCCACGAATTTGCATCGGCCCGGGTAAAATGCCAGTTTAAGCCCCTTAACTTCTGAATGAAGCTGTCTGTTCTCAGATAGCGGTAACCCTTTGGGTTAAGCTCTATTGCCGCGATAAAGGCGGCATGTATGTCTGCTGTGCGTGGCATCATCACCTCACATAATACTGTATTTATATACAGTGTATTTTGAAGGTGAAAATGTTCAATATAGTTATTACCTATCAATTATCATCCTTGAGTAAGTTATTGATAAAATTCCTTTTTTCTAGTATCTCTACAATGCTCATAGGGTGAAATGCTGCCAGCAATGCACTCCTGCCTAACTCACACTTAATAACCCCTATAACCCCAAATACATTGACGCTATCGAAATATAGGGTTATTATAACCCCATCAAGACAACACAGAGAGCCGGAGGATGGATAGCAGGAATGCAATAGCAATGATAGAAGCCGATGGGTGGTATCTGGTGAGAGTTAAAGGCAGTCATCACCAGTTCAAACACCCAACGAAAAAGGGGCTGGTAACGGTAAAGCATCCACAGAAAGACATACCGTTACCAACACTGAAAAGCATCAAAAAACAGGCGGGGCTCTAAGCCCCCCTACTGGAGGTTTACATGTTGTACCCTGTTGCTATTGATAAAGGCGATTCATCCTTCGGCGTTCGCGTACCTGATATTCCTGGCTGCTTCTCTGGCGGTGAAGATTATCAGGACGCGATCGAAAGCGTACGTGAAGCGATCGAGGCACACATCGAATTACTGGTTGAAGATGGCGAGAGCGTTCCCGAAGCAACGACCGTCGAAAACTGGCTATCTGATCCGGAGTACGCCGGTGCGGTATGGGCCCTAGTTGACGTGGATATAACACGCCTGATGGGAAAAGCGGAAAAAATCAATGTGACGCTACCCTCATTACTGATCCGACGTATTGATCAGTTTGTGGCCGCGCATCCTGAATATGGAAGCCGTTCGGGCTTCCTTTCTCGCGTCGCTGCTGACAAGGTTATTAATCAACGATAGATTATTTTTAATAGGCTGGTAAATGAACCAGCCTTATTTATTAATTCAAGGCTCTAATAGTCGCAGCAACTATTTCACTTGTAGGTATAGGTGTAAGTTTGCTTATATTATTGGCATTCCTTTCAAAAACAAAATCAGAGGCGTAGAGCACCTGATGCAATTCTGTATCCTGTTGAGGTATGCTGGCTTTTTGTTGTTTCTCAGTAAAGAGACTGACTGTTTTTGTTTGCAAAGCGGTAGCAATATGCAAACATCCAGTATCTGGAGTGATAAGAACAGTAAAATTATTAATCAAAATTGCCAATTCATGCAATGTCGTCTTGCCGATATGGCAAACAACCCTCCCAGCTAACTCAGGCTTCAATACGTCGTAAAAATCGTTAGACAATCCGGTTTCATTTTCTGAACCAATCAAATGAAAGACACATTGAGGATAATGATTTGATATCTCTTCTACAACCTGTGCGGCAATGTGTGCAGGAAAATATCTGTCAGAAGCAGATGCACCAAGCTGTATACCAACACTCATACTGGTATTAGTTTTATCTCCCACATCCGAAGGATAGAACATTTTCTTCCCCTCGGTGTTAATGCCTAGCATTTTTACGAGGGACAAATCATTTTGCACTGGTGGGTAGACCCCTCCCATAACTGCCGCATCACATGCCTTAATTAGAACCTTACGTTCATTCCCAAAGTAATGTTTCATGAGGCATGCGACACCTGATAAAGTCATCGCTACAATATCATAAGGGCATTTCGAATGGAAAATAATACCTAATTCAGGTTTTTCCTTTCGAAGCTCCTTACCAATCTCAATTGCTTCCTTCATACTTTCACCCATATATCGAACCTCATCGATATATGGGCAATCCATAATTAATTTTTTATTACTATGACTCGTAACAGCAATTACCTTTACCTGAGGATTTGCATCCTTAAGTGCTTTAATTGCAGGAGTGCAAAATAAAAAGTCACCAAGCCTTTTATTGTTTAAAACAACGACAGTTTTAACTTGTGAAAAATTAATTTTATCTGGAGAGACTCTAACTCGTTGTCGAAACAAGTTAACAACCACTTCCAGCGCCTTCATTTTAATCTTGAATGACATAAAATCGCCCTTATAAGCTAGTAACAGACGATTCTACTCTAACATTCATCTCAATCCAATAATCTCTCGTCATGGATCAATTGCTAGTTGGCGGGGACGGCCACTTAATATCTTGCGCTTCAGAGGTATCAACACGGTTTAACAGCACTCGATACTTTTTCCATTCTATCAAATCGTCAACTTCTGCTTCAGTCGCGAAAGAAAGCTCAACTGCATCGTTTAACGTTTCAATGATCAGCGTAGCCTCTTGCGTGAGCCGCTTCTTCTCACTTTCGGCGAAAGCTACTGCGGCTGCGCGCTCCGCTTCTGTATCTTTCTCCCATCCCTCACCATTCCAACGCATGTAGTTTCCGTCAGGAGCAATTGTCGTTACATCAGGAGGCAAAGCGCCAAGCCCGTTAATATAGACCCGCTCACCTGTTTCTTTACTGTATAGTTTTTGATTTCGATAGTCCTCAACCAGCTCCCACTTTGTTCCGTTGAATACTGCAACCTTTCCATTTGGCACTTCAGGCGGTGCAATATTGGTGCAGTCTGCCGGGAGACCAGTATTAGCCGGTATATAAGCATCCCCCGCCCCAATAAACTCTCGGGTATCTGCGCGGAGATTGTAAATTCGGATAGTGCGGTCCTTACTTGAAAATTTAAAAGCCATTATGCAAGCCTCACAATGTAGTTATAAGCGATGTTTTTGACGGTGTTCTCTGCGTTACCAGCAGCGGCAACGGTAATGGTGTGGGTATGCGACCCCATAACAACCGAGTGAGTGTGTGCACCTACGGCCACCGTATGCGTATGAGCCCCTACGGCTACCGTATGCGCATGCGCGCCAGCGCTAGCCGCCGTGCCTGTTACGCTGTGTGTGTGTGCCCCGGCATTAACGGTAAAAGAAGACGTATCAACAAAGCCGGCTTTATTAAAGACGTTACGGTCAATGTAAACGCCATTACCGCCCCCACCATCACGCCATGCTCTCTGGGCGTGACTGTGGTCACCTGCACTTGCAGCAGTACCGGAAACGCTGTGCGTATGTGCACCGGTGCTGTTTGATGTTTTAGTCCCGTAGTCAAAGGAGCTGGTTGTTTTCGTCCCGTGATCGAATGCGCTGGTATTTTTCGTCCCGAGATCGGTTGAGGAAGCTGATGCCCCGTGGTTATGCGATTTAATGCCGTCCTGTTCCTGTGACAGTACTGCACGACCGCTTGCAGGCTTCCCTTTAATCGTCCATCCGCGCATATCAGGGATTACGCCTGATGGATATGCTGCTGCCAGAAGTGGATAAGCCGTCTTATCGAAGGTTTGCCCCGCCATAATGGCATAACCGAACGGTGCCACATCGGACGGCCACGGAATAGGGGCACCAACAGGAAACGCATCAACAGGCGTCCAAGCAGTCCAGGCACCTGTTGAATACTGGCTCCGGGTATAACTTCTGGAACTGTTATAAACCCTGTAAACCTGCGTTACTCCAGCATTTTTATAAACAATCAACGTTCCGGCGTTATTTTCGGGGTAGTGCCTTGCGGTTGAGGTATTGGCGTTCGCTGGCTGGTAATAAATACCCGGCGTTTTGAGCGTATCCAAATCCTCAGTCGAAAGCCCGAACGCCTGACCGTTGAAAATATCCTGAGAGGTTACGTTAATATCAGCACTGAGCGCATGACCATTGACCTTGCGCCCGCTAGGTACCGCCCCGACGTCCGCGGCTGTAGGTTTATTTTTGTCGGTATAAAAATATTGGTAACTCTTTGTTTGCCCGGCATCCCAGCGAATCGCAATTTTACCTGTGTTACTGGACGGTATAATCAGATGTCTGTCGTCCCTGTTTCCACCTCCATCCTGTAACAGTGTAATTGTGTGAGCGTACGGACCACCATCAACAGCATGCGTCCAGAAGCCAGACGGCAACCCGGCTGGAATATTGTCATAACTGTTCGCCCCAGCTACGGCTGTCCGTGGAGCTGTACCACCTACCCCCGCATATCCAACAGTCAACACTCTGCCCGCCGTAGTATCGGTCTGAGAGGTAACAACATCCTTCCCGGACGCTGTCCCAAGACTGTTTTTGACTTTCGCCAGTTCATCATTTACTGCCTTAACAGCTTTTGGCGTGGCCGCCATCACCTCCGAAGTACTGTCGGTTGCACTACTGAGCTGGACGATACCTTTTCTTGCTGTGGTGGCGTCCTGTGCCGTGTATTTACCGTCTGCAAGATCGTATGCTGCCTTAACTGCCTTTGATGTGGCCGCCATCTCCTCCGACGTACTGTCGGTAGCATTACTGAGCTGCACCAGCCCCTTACGGGATATGGTTGCATCAACGACGTCTATCGCCTCTCGCGCGCTTTTTTGTGCCCCTGGACCATTCTCAGCAATCTCCCCAAGATTTCGATCGATCCGCAGGAAAAGACCATCGCCAGTAGCCACTTTTAATTCAACTGCCGCCGTCTCTGATACTGCAAGACGGAATTGCAGATTAACGCTGACACCGTTTTCAGGCTTTTCAATGGCAGCACAGTTCGCAACAGAATATAGTTCGCCGGCATCTGTCAGCAGGCCTACTTCCCTGACTACAAATCCGCCAACGGCAACCGGGAGGACCAGCTGAGCAAAAAACTGGTTCGCCTGATCCGGAGATACCTGTAATGCAGAAATTGCGCTTCGATATACCTCACGCACCAGCTTCGTCTGCGCCGGATCCGGTCTAACGGCCTGCCCGTTCCCGTCCCCAACAACAAAATTTTTAATGATGACGGGCTTCCCGGTTGCGGAAGATTGAGCTTCCAGCTCCTTGCCCCGGTTTGTCAGAATGCTGTAATACTTCTCAGCCATGGTTATTCTCCGGCCTCAATAACAACGTCAATCCAGGCGGTAACAGCACCGCCGGCATAATAAGTTCCCTTCGCACCCAGATCGGCGATCACATCGATGGTTGTCAGCAGGCTGCGAAGGTTTTTGGCTTTATCAACCTGGCGCCGGATACGCTGGTAAAGCGCTTCGTCGATGGCCTGAATGCTGTAAACTTCCACCCGGAAGGTATAAGGATCCTTACGCGGTGTGTCCTCCCACCACTCCACCACCGTGGTAGGCAGGCTAACTGCACTCAGCGATCGTCTGACCGCACCAGCGGTTCCCCGGTGCTGATGGACATATGCGGCATCCCGGATCACCTGCCTTTTTTCTTCCTCGGTCCAGGCCTCTTCCCATGAATCCACCGCAAATTCCCAGGCCAGCCAGGGCAGCAAATGTGCAGGACAGGTATCAGGATTTTTCACCTTACGCACCATGTCAGTATCCAGATCAGTAATCTGCTCAGAACTTGCCTGCTCCTGTGCCCGCTCCGGGTGAATGGCTGAAGGTGGTAGCAGAGAACGAAATTTATCCACTCACACCTCCTTTACGGGTGACGTTTATCGCGCTGCACCATGGAGCCTGTCCTGCGGCCGCTTCCAGATCTGCCGTCGGGCTGATCAACCTGACCCGGGCCACACCGGGCTGCTGAAGCGCCGAGTAAATCGCGGAAAGCGGTACGATGGCATTAATACGATGGGAAAGCTGTGTGTAGCTCGTCAGCGTACTGATCGCGTTTTCCAGCACCGTCTGTGCATCCGGACCGTCTGGTATTTCAAGTTCAGCCTTAACGGTATAGCTGGCGATACTGGCACTCTTCACACTGACAAAATCGGTGAGCGGCCTGACTTCATCCGCGCTCAGTGTGTTCATGACGGTTTCAATAAGAATGAGCCCTGCCTGACCGTTCCCTGTGCGCGAGAGCACGTACACATCCACCTCGCCGGGCCGGTTATGGGTTTCAGGCCCGTAGGCGTCCGCATCCAGCACATCGTTATCCGCAGATTTGGCATGAAAGCGATAAGCGTTACGCGCGCCGGCCGTATTCAGCTGCGCCCACGAAAGTTGTATACGTTCCCGGAAAGCGTCGTCGTCTTCATAAACAGGATCGACAGGGGGAACCGCATCCGGATCGCCAGGATTAATCACCAGACGGGAAACGTTAAAGGCCGCTCCCAGCTGGTCGAGATCGGCCCCTCTGGCACTGGCAAGGAAAACTGCGCGTACTGCGTCGTTAACCCGCTGAAACGCCAAGGTGAGCTGGTAGGCATTGATTTCACCCTGTTTATACGCCGGGTCAGATTCCACCAACGCATCAAATTCCGGATCCAGTTCGCGCAGGCGCGCCAGCCAGCGGGTAAAAATGTCAGCGGCATCCGGTACCACGATGGCATCCGGCACCGCCAGGGCGGACAGGTTAATTACGTCATAGCTGCTTGCCATAAATCGGTATGCCTCCGGTGCTGACAGGAAGATTGTTCTCTTTGTTAATCCCTTCGATATCCACCACACACACCGTTCCGTCAGCCGGGAAAGAAACGACAACGCGCGTGACCTTAAGCCGGGGTTCCCAGCGTGCCAGCGCCGAGGCGGTCGCGGCGATAATGCGAAGCCTGGTCAGGTCATCACGAGGGTTATCAACCAGCGAAAACAGGTCACTGCCATAATCACGGATCAGTACACGGCTGCCGACGGGCGTGGAGAGAATATCGCTGACGGACTGGCGCAGATGATCGCTACCGGACAGGCGTTTCCCGGTCCGGCTGTTTACACCGTTCATAGTATTTTCCGTATCTGTTTGTCGGATGGCTGAGAGTTATCCGAAGTAATCCGGCCCGGTCTTATCCTTGCTGCCGGAATTTTTTGAGGATTTCGCAGGCTTGCGAATATCAACCACCAGGTTGTATGTGAAACTGAAACCCGCAGGTGTCAGGGAAAACACCAGCGACTCAACCACCCAGGCGCGATCTTCCCGATCGCCAAAGCCGGACGTGGATACGCCAGACTCTGCCGTGAGAGGAACGTGCCTGGGTCGGCAGGGCCCCGTTACTGTCATTTTTTGTTCATTGCGGCGGGCCTGCGTTTTTTTCGCTTTGGCCTGCTGATCGGCAGTAGCTTTTACAGGCTGGGTATACGGGTTAGCCATTGAGGGGCCATCATGATCAACCGTGGTGGTTTTGGTCTTCCCGTCAGCCTCATCGTAATAACGTACGCCGATTTTGCCTGAAGACTTACCACTGCTGGCGGTGGCCTTCCCTGTCGAACTGCCCCGCTCTCCTTCGCTGTAAGACCAGTTTGACACCTCTTCTGGTGTGATAATCAGAGCTGCGGTCTGTTCGCCGGAAACATTTGAAGTGGCTCCCTGACGCAGAAAGAGCCAATATCCGCCCGACGGTTTACTGACAGCATTCCATGTTCGGGCCAGGCGCGTCAGCAGATTGGCGTCCGATTCTGCCACCTGGTCAACGTGGTCGATATGAATGTCGGCCAGCTCTGCGGCCACTTTTGGTACCAGTCCGTTTTCTTTCGCTACCGTTTTAACCAAATCCGCCAGTCGCAGGTTATCCCAGCTGCGTGTTTTCTGGCTGATCACATCACCCGGTTGTTTTTGCGCGTTCATTGGCGCAGCGGTGGCATAAATTTCGATACGACGTGGCGGGCCGCTGCTGGCCACGCCGGAAACCACGAACCAGCCCTTATCCACCAGTTGATCATTAAAACCCAGCGCCACGCGAAGACGAGCGCCTTTTGGCGGAAGGGGGAGCGTTTCCGAGAGCAGGGTGATTTTCAGCTCATCTGCTTTTGCCGTAGCGCCACCGTAATCAGTCAGCGTCAGCTCTGCCAGGCATTGTTGCAGCGCACGGGTAATATCTTTTCCTTCAGCGCTGACGCTGAAAGCGGGAGCATATTCCGGTTTAACAATCTGATCTGCCATTTTTAATCCCACAGGCTGTAATCGGAAGCCTGAACCGGCGGAGCCAGATCCGGTAAAGTGATATACAGACCTGACGGATAAACGGCCCCACGGTCAGCCAGTCCAGGATTCGCTTCAAGAACCTGCGTCACAATATAAGAGAGGTTCTCCGTGCCGTAATGAGTCGCGCAGATCGCATCCAGCACATCACCGTCACGGGTTTGATATGTCATCGGCATAATGTTTCAGCGTCATCGTCCAGTTTTTGTTTCGGTGGCCGCCGCCAGGCAGGAATCTGCTGGTCGTATCTGAGAAGTCGATCACCACCCACCAGCCCAGGACATCTCCTTCACCGCTGACCAGCTGCTGAGGCTGATTCTGGTCTGCCAGGTCGAAGAGATCGTTAACAGCATCCACCCCCTTGCGAAAGAAAGCATGCGATTCCCCTTCAAGCCGGACGGTTCGCCCGGGCTTGCCGGTATACTGCAATAAATCCTGCTTCCCGATCCGCTCCTGTTCGCTCCATCGCCAGCTGGCCTCGCGGGTCAGCTGGTTGTATGCCGTGGTGTCGATCGAAAAGGCAAAATCGCCCAGCATCATCATCACCCGGGCGGCCTGAGCTCCCCGAACAGTGCTGGACTGAAACTGCCCGAAGTCTTCAAAGACAGGAATGATTTCACTCACCAGATTTGTCCTCCGTCCAGCATGCTGCTGTCACCGTTAAATACCGGACTGGTTTTAGTCACCGCGACAACTTCATCCCCGATCGCCCTTTCGTCCTGACCAGGTGCGCCATGTATCTCATAATGAAATTCGAAACGACGGTTGTCGGTCAGTTGTCGGGGAGGTGGCGCTTTGTCCGCAAAATCCAGCTTCTGAAGTAATGTTTCCCAGTAACTGCTTTCCCCTTCACCTGACAGTTCTGCCGGTCTGCCTGAAACAGGTTCAGGAGACTGTCGGGAGTTAATCTCAGGAGTTAAGAGCAATACGTCTGCGCTTTTATCCCTGTAACGTTCGTTATCCGTGAATGATCCCTGCGCTTTGTCAGTACCCGGTAACGAATCGACATCAACATTCACATCAGGTATACGCTGTGTCGGGTATTTTGAATTCCCCTTTACATCAGGGATACGCTGTGAAGGGTATTCCGATCTCTCCTCAGATCTTCCCTCTGCTGCTGTCCAGTTAAGGGAAGGATAAACATCGACATTGACCACCGGCTTATCCGGTGAGATGTTGTCTGCGGATCCCTTCGGTTTTTCCGCTGCGGGCCAGACGCTACTTTTTTCAAGGGAGGGAAAGGAAGGAAGTCTGTAATTATTCCAGGCGCCGGCAGTCCTGTCGGATGTTTCATGTCCCGGTTGCACAGACGTCTCCTGGTTCTGGTTCAGTGCTGAATCCCAGGAGAACGGCGCGCCGCCGCTTTCCGGCGTCACGTATTTATCGAGCGTATGGTTGAAGGTGTCATCGTCGTCGCGGAAAAATCCCCGGGTGTCCCGGTACGATGTTTTTACATCATCAGGCAGCTCCGGCTTTTCCTTCAGCTGCTGCTCAAACCATTCGCCCTGACCATTGCGTTGCGCCGTCATGCGCGCAATATCAACCGAGCCAGTCATGGCCAGCGATTTGAGCACGTCCCGCTGATCGCTTCGTTCATCCGGTAAAAGCCAGGACAGTTTTTTCGCCAGCGCGTAGGCCACTTTCCCGACGAACACAATGCCCTGACCGAACGTCAGCACGCCGGGGTAAAGATCATTACGCAGAAAACTGACAATGCGTTTGATCCCGCCCCCCTTAAACCACTCCGCCATATCATCCGTCAGCCGGCGGATATCCGGTGCCAGCTCGTTTCCCAGCTGTCCTGAGATTTCCGCTACAGCGGAGGAGAAGACCGTGCGCAGGCTGGTGATGGCGCGGTTGCCCTCCATCGCCCCTTCAGCCCCCTCTTTCGTGACGAGGTTATAACGCCGCTGCTCGTCCATCAGGTCACGGTAGCTTTTGCCGGACTGCTTCAGCAGCATCAGCAGTTTGCTGGCCTCGCCGCCAAACAGCGAATCCAGTGCAAACGACGCTTTCGACTCGTCCTGCATGCTGAGCGCACGCTCGACGATTTTTTCGAACTGCGCCATATCGCTGAGGCCGGCAAAATCCCCCGCCTTAAATCCCAGCGTTTCAAACGCATCCTGAAGGGAACCCTGCTTGCCGTTCTGCTTGTACTCTCCTGCCTTGTGAAGATACTCCTCGAACAGGTCGCCGATGTTCTCCCCGTTCATGTCGTACTGCTTCGCGAGCGTGTCCCAGGCATCAAACGTCGGGATGTCGACGCCATAACTTTTCGCCACGCCAGCCCGTCGGGCCGTTTCTTCGTTGGTGGCCGCAGGTGCAATCAGGGTGCCCAGGGCGGAAGCCACCACGCCACCGCCGCCAATCGCCAGCCCGGGAGCCACCATCCCGCCCAGCTGTCCGGCCATACCGAGCCCACGGCGAAACAGCCCTTTCCCTGCCCCCTTAAATGCTGCCAGCCGTTGCGTCTTCTGCATCTGCTGATTCAGCTTCTGCTGTTCGGCCTCCGTTTTGCGGATTTCACGGGAAACGTCGCTGTAACGCCGTTTAAGATCGCCAAGGCTTTGCCCTGCCAGCTTCGCACGCTTAATCTCTGTTGCCAGCTTAGCCTGATCTTTCGTCAGTTTTTCTGACTGCTTTCCGACGTCCTTCAGGCTTTTTTGCAGGCTGTTCGCTGAACGGCTCCAGGAGCTGTCGATACTGCCGCCAAAGGTAATGACGGCCTTAAGGTTCTGGCTTAATCCGGCCACGATTTACCGCCTCCACTTCGTCGGTGAGAAAATCCGAAAACACACTGAACGGCATATCCAGGTATTCCGTCATGGGAAAATGCAGGCGCCGTCCCAGAAAACGTATCGCCCGCATCAGCCCTCTTTCGGTCGCTTCTCGGGCGGGAGCATAAAAACATTAAACGCGTCCAGCAGCTGGGCATAATCTGCCGCAGTCAGTTGCCAGATATCCTGTTCGCTGAGGTTGCACAGCAGCGCAATCATGCGCGCCTCTTTTTCTTCTTCACTGCCGCGGTCTTTGGAAAAAGCAATGCGGTCACGCACCAGCGGCTCGCGCAGCGTCACCTGTTCGAGCAGGCCACCGTTCTCAAAGGAAACAGGGGAATACAGTTTGATAACGCGTGTTTCACCAGGAAAAGACATGTTGATCTCCATAAAAAAACGGCCCGCAGGCCGTTGTAAGATTGTTTGAAGTTAAAGCCGTACTTTTGCCGCCAGACCGGACAGAACATCCACGCCATTCACCCGGCGCGAGAAGCGCTCAGTATCAATCTCAAAGAGCTCGCGACCGTCCTTGGTCTGACGGTAATAGCTCACGGCTATTTCCACCGTGACGGCATTTTCGGACAGGCTGTCCTTGCCACGCGCGTCGGGAGTGACGGTCTGCACAAAGCCTTCGATCTCCTCGATAGTACCCAGCGCGGTACCGTTAGCCAGATAGCCCTGATAGGCCGTAAAGCGCGGACGGCTGCCGCTGACAAAACCGAAAGCGGTCAGCATATCCACGTCCACACCGTAAAACTTCAGCTGACAGGTGAGTGCTTCCATGCCGTCATCAACGGGGGACGGCGCATCCTGTGCGCCGGTACGCAAATCCGTTTTGACAATGGATAATGCCGGCGGAGTAAATTCATGCGCCCCCTGTATGCGGATCCCCTGCCGGAAGAAGGTCCAGACGCGTAATGTATTTTTTTCGCTCATGCTGCCAGCATCTCCTCAAGCGCATAGTTGTTATTCACCCGGACGCGCAGGCTGATAAGCTCAGTCGGCGATTTCGGACCAAAGTCATAGTTGATGTACAGCACGCCCGCCGCCATGCTCTCAGCGGTGTTAAGTTCTTCATCCAGCCAGGCGCGACCACCGAAAATGGCGCCAAGGCCGACCAGCTGGCGCATATAGGCGTTGATGGTGCCAATAATGTCGTCGGCATTCTCCCGGTCCAGCGGACGGTCAACGTATTCCAGCATCGTTTCCTGAATACTGTCCTCGATGACGTCTGCGGTTCGGCGAACCGATTCGAAGCGCCACTGTGGATCGGTACCGCACAGACGGTTGCCCCAGTGCTTAAACCCTGCCCGGCGGATGATGGTAGAGACGTTCTGCATGTTGAGCAGGTTTGCGTCGCAGTTTTCATCGCCGAGAATGAACTCGTCGACCTGTTCCACCCCGAGGATGTTATTGATGTCCTGGTTGGATTTACTCCACCACCAGCCCTTCTCAAAGTCGATTCGGGCACGCAACCCCGCCGCAAACGCAGAGTAAGGACGATAGATCAGCTGGCCGTCGGCATTGCTGACCTGTACGCGCGGACGCAGCAGTTCGGTGCGGGTACCATAGGACTGTCTGCGCTGGACCACTTCCTGTAGTGTCGCACCGGATTCGCAGTCAACATACGCCACCGCCCGCAGCTTGCCGGCAACGGTTTCCAGAGCCTTACCCACGGCATCATCCTCACTGAACCCGGGCGCGATGACGATACGGGGCTGGTAAGTTGTCACGGAGCGAGCAGATGACAGCGCGCCGATCCCGGTCAGCACCGCCGCACGCTGTTTAGCTGTATCGTTAACCTCAGCCACGCGTACCAGCACCGTCAGGGCATTTCGCTGATCATTGATTTCCATCAGGGCCTGCTTCAGCGTGCCTTTTTCACCGAGCCGGGAAAGCATCGAGGTACCGACAATCGCGACAGGAGTATTCAGCGGAAAAGGTTCATCTTCGCCGCCTGCCAGCTGCAACCGGAACGGTGTGACCATGCCACTCCCGCTTCCCGTTGCGGTGACTTTCACATCATCCACCGCGCCCACGGCAGTGGCCACGGCTGAAGGGGTTGCCGTCAGCTTGCCCGTTTCATCGCAGCCAAGCGTGATAGTCAGCGTTAATGCCTCCGCATTCCAGGCAGCAGAAGTCTCAATCGCTGCGGGATTTTCTTCATTCGGGATGCCGGCTACAGCCTCAACCACCACCACGTTTCCTGCCCTGCCAGCAACTGTCGCGGCAAAATCCACAACGTTATCCAGAATCGGGGTTCCTGTGCTGGCACTCGCCGGCGTTCCGGCAGAGGCATCAGGCGCAGTACCCACCAGGCCGATAATGGCCGTCTGGATCGTCGTGACCGCGACCGTACCGGATGTCAGTTCGATCGTTTCCACACCATGTAAATTCGCCATTTATTTTCTCCAGGCATAAAAAAACCTGCCGCGGCAGGTCACATTTTTTGATTGGGGGGATTCGTGGTTCCGCCGCCATCACCATTTTCTTTATGGTCATGGCCGTTGTAGGTTTCGCGGATCCCGCTCATTTTCCCGGTACCGTCCGAAATTTCCTGAGTTGCACCGATGTTTCCCTTCACATTCGTGTCGGAATTGATTTGCGTAACGCCCTGAACTGTGAGGGTGTCGGTGATTTCCACCGGACCATCGAGCGTTCCCTTTCCGATAATTTTGTAGGTCCCGCCCTCCGCCAGCGTGATGGTCAGGGCATGCGCGGCGCGGTCATACCGGATCTCGGTACCGTCACCGTAGCGGGTGATATGTTCGCTGTCGCTGCCCTCCGGTACCGGCAGACCGCCGGTATTCCAGCCGGGAAACACCCGGCCATTATTAAGCTCGCCCGCCTCCGACAGCACAGTGACAGCATCCCCGACCGCATACGGATTGGAGTCAGCCCGGTTTGCCCCGGAAAATCCCTGGCAAAGCGGCAGCCAGGTAGTGGTGATGTCGCCCAGATCCACCCGGCACTTCGGTATACCGTCATGCTTAACGGAATGAATAACCCCGCGCCGCACAATATTCGCCAGGCGACGCTGTAAATCGCCCTCGATATCACTCATCGGGTTTCGCCTCGTAAATCAGCTGATAATCGTCCACATGCGCGCGCCCGATATCCGGAGCCTTACCAAGCCAGACGCCGTTCAGCGGAGAATTAATCTGCGCAAACGGATCCGCACCAAAGGCTGCTGATTGTGTGAAGGAGATCCGCCAGACCAGGTAATCATCCATGCGCGGATCAAACTCATCGCGTGACGCATCGATAAAGACGGCTGGCTCAAGACTGGTCAGGCCGAACTGCTGGCCGTCAATCCACTGAGTGATATCCGCCGCCGCCGTGCGCAGGAAAATTTCGGGTCGGCTGACGCCAGCGCCTGCCGCGTCCACCACAACGAACAAATCGCAGGACAGATTCACATTAAGCTGTCCCTCGTTGCCGCCGCCCTGCTCCCAGCCGTTAATGGAGAAATAGACCGCCGGGGTGGCCAGTCCGGTAAAGCGGGGCACGTTTTTTTCCGGGTAGGCATCGGCGTCACGCACCCACGCAATTTTTTTCAGCGCGCCGGTGACAGCATCGTGATACTGCCCCAGCAGTAATGGCTCAGCCATAGTCCACCTCAGACAGAAATACGGGCTTTCACACGCCCGCGCAGATCGGTTTCAAAGTGATGCATAAAAATCTCCATCGCCTCCGCAAAGGCGTTATCTTCGATGTAATTCAGCATCGGCTCATAAATATCGACTTCCGCTTCGCGGGTACGGCGGGTATCCGGATCGCGAATAACCACCGTCCGGCGGTTTTCACGGCGGGAGCGCGCCACTTCCCCGTTTTCAAATGTGCGCGGGGATAGCAGGCTGCCCTTTGGAGTGAATCCGGCGTTTTCTGCCTGGCGCCGCGCCCTTATATACCGCCCGGTGGATTTATCCCGCCGGGTATGGTGAGGCCTGACCCGCCCGTTAATCCTGCCTTTCAGGTCTTTTACCTTGATGGCATTGAGACCAAACCAGAGACGAAAATTATCCAGTTGTGACTGGGAAGCGCGATCAAGACGAAAGGAAAGCAGACGCCGGCGCACCAGATCCAGGCTGCGCGGCGCCAGCCCGTCTTTCAGGTCAGCCATCGCTTTTTTACGCAAGGTGGCGGCGGTACGTTTCAGCGCACGGGAATACGCTGCCCGAAACTGTTTATGGGTGGCACCGATGTGCTCGGCTATCCGCCAGATGGCATCCACATCGATATCGACGGGCAAATCCCGCCGCAGTCTGGACTCACGCGCCATATCAGCTCCACTTGTTGATGTCCGGCTGCACCTTACCCGGTGCGCCATACGCCAGCGTGACGCGGGTGCGGCCTTCTTCATCAGCGCCAATGTGCGTCACACGATAAGCCGTGCCGTTGATCTCCACGCCGTGGTGTTTCTCAAGCCCCACGATATCGGCGGTCATCGCGCTGAAGGCCGGAGAGCGATCCTGAATTTGCCCCCCGCCGGGCACGTCAACCGGGACATCAGGCGTCTCGAAAATCACGGTAACAGGACGCAACTCAGCGCCGACAGACAGGACAGCAGGCACCTCTTCGGCAAATGCCCGGGATATCCGGGCATCCGCGTTTAACAGGCGTTGCCGAAAGCGGTTCATCAGTAACCAAGCCGGACCGGAACAGAATCCGCATCCGCCGCCGCCTCAGCCCAGGCCGTGCCCGCCAGAGGATTCGGAGCCGCCTCCTCACCCGCTTCCGCAGTCAGCTTACCGTCTGCCAGATAGAGCTTCTGGCCAACAGTGACCGCTTCCGCTGCTTTTGGCAGAACGAACACCCCCGTGGTATGCAGCACACCCCACAACCCTGCCGGAATGTCGTCGTGAGCAACGCCCACCAGCGCACCTGAAAGCACGGCGTCACCCGAATGAATATCGGTCGCACCAGTATTCTGAAAATCAAGGGTGTTGCCATCCTGCTGATAATTTTTCGCCATTTTTCTCTCCAGACAAAAAAGGAGCAGCACGCGCCGCCCCGTAATAAAAAACCGTCAGATGACGGTCGTTATTTTTTGGTGACTTTAACCATGCCGCGCCAGTCAAGCGGTGCCACCCCGGCATCGATGCGTACCTTGAACGCGGCACCGTCAACGGTGAAGCCCTGCTGCTGCTCAAGGTATGGCGTATCAATACCGTCCAGATACGCCACCTCAATGGTGTCGCGTCCCTGTGCGGCAGTCAGGTAGTAATCCGTCGGGCTGCTGTCATCGAGGCGAGCCTCAGAGGAAACCGTCACAAAGTTCTGGATCGGGTTAACGATACCGCTGTTCGCGTCCGCGCCCGGTACGCTTGCAGATTTGATCAGCTGGTTAGCGCGGGACTCGATGGCCACTGGCGTCAGCATGTAGGCCGGGCGAATGTTCAGACGGCGGTCGCCTGATTTTTGCAGCAGCATCGCCTTACGCGCCGTATCGAGGCCTTCGATACTCAGATCGGCGGAGACCAGGTTGCCATGATCGGCGTGGAACAGCGGCTTGCCGTCGGACATTTTTGGGTTGCTGGTCAGAACTGCCCATACCAGATCGCCCACGGTGGCACGCGCGGCAAGGCCCATTGCCTGCGGGATACGGGTCAGCATGTCCAGGTCATCATTAATGATGGTCTGGCGGTCAATGCTGAAAAGTTCGCCGTAGGTCGCAAGCGCAATCGGCTCGCCGCGATCTTTGATGGTGACATATTTATATTCCGCCCCGGCGCGGACCTTGCGAAGCGATGCAAGTGATTCCAGACCGACGCGGTGCGCGGTTTTGAAATCAGTCAGGGTACCTTTACGGGTCCACTGTTCGAATGATTCAGTGGCCTCGTCCCAGCCCATCAGTGCCGCCTTGTGCGCCACATCCATCAGGATATTGCCGAAATCGCTGCTGCTGTGGGTAAACGCAAGGCCGACCATCGCCTGTGCTGTCCCCGCACCTGAAATACCGATCCCGCGATCCACAAGGGAAGCTCGCGCCAATTCACGCAGGGTATAACCGTTGTAGGCGTTATCTTTTTCAGCCTGCGCATAGCCCGCGCGGCTCATTACCGCAGCACGGATGGAGTCACCGACCAGATTGCCGTTTCCGGCATAAAGATGAACAGCGCCAGGACCGGCACTCGGCGTAGTCCCTGCCGCCAGCGCCTGGAGGAGTCTGTCACGGGCTTTTTCCGCCGTGCAGGAGAAGTCGGCCAGACATTCTGCCTTCAGCGTCGCGAAAGTCGGGAACGCCTCAAAAACAGCGGAAACCGTGTTCACGCGTTCCGCGTTTGCCGTCTGCATCTGCTGTTGCAGCTGCTGGGCCAGCGCAGTGATATCGATATTAGTCATCTGCTGCGCGGGCTGTTGTGGCGCTGGCGGGTTCAGGTTCGCCTGTACCGGCGCGGGCTGCTGTGGCTGATTCACCGGAGCTTCAGCGCGCGGCGCAAAAAGAGATTTAATCTGTTCTGGCATGTTCTGATAATCCTTCAGTTTATTTTCATTCACACAGGCCGCAGCCTGTAGTTCAGGTTCAAGCGTGTCAGCGAAACCTTTCTCCACTGCCTCGGCCCCGTTAAGCCAGGTCTCCGCTTTCAGCATCGCTTCCAGCTCCTCCTGCCCCAGTCCGGTTTTATTCATATAGGCGCTGAGCATCAGGGCTTCGTTACGATCAAGCCACGCGGCATAATCGCGCATGTCATCAGAATCCCCGGCGATCCCGCCCCACGGTTTGTGGACCATGATCCAGGCGTTTTCAGGCATGTGCACCGTGGCGCCGGGCAGGCAGACAATCATCGAGGCCATGCTGGCCGCCACCCCGTCCACCCAGATATCCACTTTCGCTTTCAGCCGCGACAGGGTGTTGTAGATGGCAAATCCCTGCATGACATCGCCACCTGGGCTGTGGATATGTAAATCCACCGCGCTGGCGTCAAACACCCCGGCTTCTTTACAGTCCGCGACGAACTGCTGGGCTGTGATGCCCCAGCCGCCGATCACGTCATAGAGGAAGATTTCGACGCGCCCGGCAGACAGCGCGCGGATTTCGTACCAGCACTGACCGTTTGCCGCATCGACACCCGCCAGGCTGGCGCAGGGGTTAATCATCATCGTCCGGCTCGCGCCGATCGTCTTTTGGTTTTGCCGTTGCATCTGGCATCGCTCCTTTGTCGTTGGCGGCGTCGGAATCAAACACCAGCCCGTGTTGACGGTTAAATTCGGTTTCACGCAGTCGCTGGCGTTTAACCTCCTGCGGGTTTTTACCCCGCGCCCGTGCCCATTCCGCTTCGGTACCAGCACCGCCACGAACAATGGCTTTCCAGGCATTAGCCTCTTTCCCCGGATCAATCCACGGCATCACCGGGCCGAGATAAAGCGCGTTATAGAGAGAATTTGGATCCACATCCGGCGGCACTTCAACGCCACTCAGCAACGCCATCGCCAGCCATGCACGGTAAACGGGCCGGCTGTGCTGGCCGACAAACCACTGTTGCAGGACGTTGTACCCTTCGAAGCTCTCCACCAGCTCCTGACGCTGGGAGCTGTAGGTGCCGTTATAGTCCCGGGCAATGCTGGAATAGCTGCCGCGCGTGCCTGCGGCCACGGCCCGCATCTGTCCGTTTCGGAATTCATAGAGATGAACATTCGGGCGATTGGATTCCACCATGCCCAGGTCTTCACCCGGGCGCAGATCGTCGTAAATCATGCCCGGGGCGATATCGTAATGACGCTGGCCGCCGGGAGGTGAAAACTCCCCGTCGTCACCAAGAGACTGCGCATCACCGCGCTTGATATAGAACCCCAGCGCGGCGGCAATACGGGCGGCGACGCGTTCACTCTCTTCATAATCCTTGATGTCAGAAAGACGGGTAATGACGCCGTGGATCAGGCTGATACCGCGCAGCTGGTGCAGACGCTTGCGCTGTGCAAGGTGAAGCATATTTTCAGCTGAGACGGTTTTAAGTTCAGCGCTGAACCGCGTCATATTTGCCGGGTGGTACTTGTAAACGCGGTAGCCGATGGGACGCCCCCAGTCGTTCACGATGATGCCCTGGCGAACCTGCTGGCCGGCGGTGCTGTTAAGGTTGAACGGAACAAAATCCGCCTCCAGCATTTCCAGCGAGAACGGTACGGAGGTGGAATGTTGCAGACCCGGCACATTCCCCCTGACCAGTTGCGTGAACACTTCCCCGTCACGCAGTGCTGAACGCAGCAGCAGGCGTTCGGCTTCCGGGCGGGTGAACATGCCAGTCACTCAGGACACGGATTCAGCCCAGAGCGCCGAAAGTTTCCCGGCGAAATCGGAATGAAGATTCCCCTCCAGATCGAGGGGCTGAGGCTCAACATGGATCCCGTGGGCACCAATTACCCGGTCTTCCATTTTGTCGAACAGGCCGATCACCAGATCATGGTTTTCATCAAGCCACCGGGCCTGTTCCCGCAGGGACTGACCTGCTGCAAACACAGAGGTGTCCGCCGACTGGCTTTGCTTTTTCGCCTTGTGCAGCCGTGACGGATTTGCCGCTTCATACGCATTAAGCCGGAGTCGATCCCGCTCACGTGCCGCGGCCCACCCGGGGGAAATTGCCCTCAGTGTTCTTTCAAGAATGCCCATAGAACGCCTTACAGAAAGTTAGCGAGTTTGTACGAACCACCACGGCTGTTGACCTCGCGCCAGCGACGTTCCCAGTATTCGAGCTCATCGCGTAGCGCTTTCGGATCGTGGTTGGTAATGGCGCGACCGTTTACGCCGGTGAAAGAAATACTCTTGCCGTCCAGCGAGTCCTGGTAGGCCTGGCGCACCATCACCAGCGTTCTCCAGATGTCGTCTTTCTTCACAGCCAGCCTCCGCCCCTACCGGAAGATCCCAGCCAGCTGCCGGAAAGCGTGTTTTCTTTCTCAGGCTCAGCCCTGACTTGCGGCTGAACGGTTTTGTTTTTTTTCACGGTTATCTCCCGGGGGCGCTCCCCTTCATGAATATTTGGGTTGAGATCCTGCGGCTCAGCCCATGCAGGAGGATTTTCCCAGTCGCGAATTTTTTCGTAGCCGCGCAGAACCGCGACGGCGTGGGCATAGCAGAACAGGTCAAAGGCTTCGTTGGCGCCCTTGCCTGGCTTACGCCATTTGCCATCCACGCCGCGCTCTTCGTAGGTGAGTTCCTCGTAGAACCACTCCCCCAGCCAGTCGGGAAAATGGATATAGCCTGCTCCGGGAGTCTCACGATCAAGGTTATTGCTGAGCTGATCCTTGAGCAGGTCGGTTTGCAGCAGATACACCGGCACCTCGCCACGCGCATCAGCGCGACGGTCACTGCGTTCGGTATTATTCGGGTGAGTTTTGGTAATAATTTTCTGGCGTTTTGTGCTGTCGCCCTTGATCAGATAGACACGTTTACCCAGACCATCCCGGCGACACTGGCGCCAGAATTTATAGGCATTATCTGTCACCCCTTCCTCACCGCCGCTGTCGACGGCCATAGCCAGCACCGGCATACGCCGCGTCGGATCGGACTGAAGTACGTAAGTTTTTTCCAGCACATCGGAGACCAGCAGCTGCCAGTCCTCCGGATACGCGCCGGGGTGGACAGGCTCCGCCTCGCCATGTTCATTGCAGCGCAGGGACTGGCGGATGTTGTAGCGATCCACCAGCCAGCGTTCACCGTTTTCGCCATAACCAATTATCTGCACGACGAAACGGCGCTTTTTCCCGCCCTGAACGTCGACGGCCGCCAGCAGGAAACGCACCTTCGGCGGAACCAGGCGTTTACCGTAATCCTCCGCACGCTGCATCAGTACATCGGCGCGTCGCTGTTCGCTGGCCGAGCGCGGCAGGTACGGCAGCCCCCAGTCGGTGTTGATAACCGCCTTGAGGGTTTCTTCGCTGCCGGTAGCCTCATACTCCTGCTCAGCAGTCAGCAGTTTGTACACCAGCTGCGCCCAGGTCTGGTACGCGGCTGCGGGCCCCTCCATCCAGAACGACGCTATGCGCGAGCGTCGCGGCTCACCGGAAATCTTGCCGTCCCGGTCAATACTCTGACCTTCACGCAACCAGACACCCATCCCGTTAAGCTCGCGCTTTTGATCTGCGGTGATAATGGTGCTGCAATGCGGACAAAGCAGATGAGCCGACTCACTGGCTTTTACCGGATCAGGTTCATCGCGGTATCCGGTCATCGCCTCCATCGCAGGCTGAAAATATTCACCACAATGCGGGCACGGCCAGTACCAGCGACGGCGATCCCCACGGTTGTACAGCGAAAGCGCGCCTGTCGTTGGTGGTGCTTCATGGGGAGATTTTCGGCGCCATTTGCTGTCGCGAATGTCCCGGCCTGGCGAACACTCCACCAGAGTCATCCCGGCGGACATAAAGGTGGTGGTACGCTTGGAAGCCAGGGTAAAACCGTCACCCTCGCCATCGATGTCCTCAGGGAAGCGGTCATAATCGGTGAGCGCTACACATTTGAAATCTGACGAGGACATGATGTTGATGGAAGGCCAGCCAATCTTGAGATAGTTGCCCGCCAGAAAAGTACGATCATGCACGTTGTTGTCGTTTCGCAACGGGCTCAGGCGTTTCGCCACTTCAGGACTGACACGAAACGTTCTCGCCAGACGTTTTTTAGAGTGCTCGCGCGCTTTCTCCTCGGTCATCTGAACGACGAGCATATCGGACGGGTCGCAGACAATGTTGTATACAACCCAGCCATCCACCAGGCCTATCGTTTTCCCCGTTCGTGCCGGTCCAACAAACACCACTGCATCGTATTCACGCATCGCGAGGCAGTTCATCGGCTCTATCACATAGGGAGCGACAGCAGGATCCCACGGTACCGAGTTACCGGCCCCCATAGGTACGCGCATGAATTTTTGAACCGCCTCAGCCACAGGCATACGGCGCGGGGCTTTGAGAATGGCGGAAGCGTTACGCCTGACTTCCGCTGCCGTGGCCTGTCGCATGATTTACTCCTCTTCTGGAATTTCCTCCTGTTCTGGTGAGTCGGCCTGCTCAACTTTGAGGGCTATCTGGTCGCGCAGATCGTCAATAACCTGCTGCACCCTGACAACTGCGGAAGGGGTCATGGCGCAGTCTCGTTCAAGAATGTCGGGTAACGTCTCCAGCACCTGAACCATTGCTTTTGCCATGGAGGAAAATTCTCTGGTGACTTCTGACGCCGGGATCAGCTCCCCTGTTTCCTGCTGAAACTTGAGCCTTTCACGCTCCGACTGAAACCAGGCTTTACGATCAGGGGGAAGCATTTTATCGACGTCCACCAGCTCCGACGGTGTGGTGCTCGTCAGCAATTCCCTGAGGATATCTGTGATGGCATAAAGCTTATGTTTCGGATTGCTGCCCGGTGCCGGCTGAACATTTGCAAGCTTGCTCGCGACCGTCTGGCGGTGCAGATCGGTAATGGCTGCCAGCTGCGTGATATTCAGCCGAAAATTTTTGAGTTCGTTATCCATGATGGTGAACAAAAAATAGTCATTTCGACATCCTGCTAATGATCAGGACTGAAATATCAAGAGGTTAAACAGATGATGATGAAACCCATAAAATGCAAAAAACTAGCCGTTTCCCGCGTGTCCTCGCCCCCTCGGTGTTCAGAATCGCCAGGAGTACCTTTTAAAAAGAGAATCAATCTCGAATAAATACCCCCTAGTGGGGATAATTCTCATCTTCGCTCTTGTTCGATTTGACGAATTCCAGCGAAATTGTTGTTGCCCTTTTCAATAACGGCCAGCAGTGGCTTAATCCAGAGCACAGCCTGGCAGTACGTTATTGAGCTGGTGGCAGCGGTACGATCATCGGCTGCGTCAGGTCTGTCGGTATCGGCGTGCATTGCGCTGGAACGTAAACGGTGCGCGTATTCGAGCAGCCCACCAGCAATGTCATCAGGAACAGGCAGATCACATGTTTTTTCATGGCGGAGAATCTCCCGGTATTCGATTACGGTTTCTTCAGTGCTGGTGTCGATCAGGGAGTTAAGCCTGTTGGCATGTTCTGCAACCTGATTGAATCGATTGAAGTTGAATGCCTGGGTGGCGATCACCTGCCCCTGCAAAGCGTTATCATTTCGCAGAACGTCGTTATAACTCTTCAGCATTGCGACGTCAGAGCGGCTATTTGCCAGCAGAACACACAATACGGAAACAACGATAACTACGGCCACCAGCACTATCGAGCGCCATGCAGCTTTGATATCAGCCAAGGTGATCACGATAAAAACAGAGCACGCTCCGCCTCACGTCGGCGGGTTAGCCCGTTCAGGACTTTACTACCAGCTTTATTCCAGCGAAGAAACTCGTCGGCAGCGCCAGCGTAATCACCAGCGTTGAGTTTTCTAAGCAGTGTTGATGTCGACAAAGACCGGGTGCCGAGGTTGTACGTGAACGACACCAGCGCATCGAATTGCCCCTGTGTCATCCCAACTTTAACCAATCGAGACACATCGCTTTCATAACTGACCAGCCCAGTTTTCAGGAGGCGTTCTGCCGTTTCTTGCTTAATGGTCATCCCCGCCCGTATTGGCTTACCATCAACAGACTGAGTCCAGCCATAACCGATTGTCCAAACTCCGACGCTATCCTGATATGCCGTGAGCTTACAGCCTTCAAACTGCTTAATCAGACCAATCCCTTTTTCACTGATTTGCATCGCCACCTCCGAACCGGACATTGAATACGCGTGTTGCCACTGTACGAACCTGCTCTACACCGACGAAGCCAAGCGCGCCACCGATTGCAATTGAAAGGCTTTGAGGAAGATTGAAGTATTCCAGAGCTGATACCGCAGTTAGCGTCATAGCTCCACACATCAACCCCTCCAGCAACATCTTTTTCCAACCGCCGCCACCGTAAGCTATTCGCAGTACCGCCATCACTATCGACAGCAATACTGCACCCATCGGTGTATCTCCACGCCACCAGCTATGGAGTAAATCGATAAACTCCGTCCAAGAGTGGGGATCGTTATGCATTTTCATGGTCTCTCACCTCGCTAAGTGCGGGTGTATATTGAGGTAATAAAAAAGGCCGCTATCGCGACCTCACGTTTATTCCCCTGCCAACGCCCGTATTTCCCCCAACGTCTGATTAAACCTTTCCTCTTCGAGTTCAACGCCAATAGCCTGGCGGCCAAGTTCCAGCGCGACTTTCACGGTCGAACCGGACCCCATAAAGAAATCAGCCACCACATCACCAGGCTTACTGCTGGCGCTGATGATCTGCCGCAACATATCTGCGGGTTTTTCGCATGGGTGTTTACCTGGGTAAAATTGAACGGGTTTATGTGTCCAGACGTCGGTATAAGGAACGGATACGGAAACAGAGAAATGCCGCCGAAGTGATTTGTACTCTTCGAGCAGCTCTGAATATTTGCGATTCAGCGAATGCCACAGAGCCACCAGCTGGTGGTGTGGTGTTGCCAGTTCGCCGTTTTGGTGCTTTTCGATGGCTACCTTTGTGAAAAGAGACTGAAGCTTCTGGTAGTCTGATTCATTTGGTAATTGCCACTGGCTACCACTGAACCAGTGAGACACCATGTTCTTCTTTCCTGTCGCAGCGGCTATTTGTTTTGAAGATATGCCAAGCGCTTCACGTGCATCCCGGAAATAGGAAATTAGAGGAGCCATTACATGTTGCTTTAGCTCGTTTCCCTTCTCCGCGTAACCGTCGCTTTTTGGTTTATACGGCCCTTGGTAATGCTCGGCGAACAGTATGCGCTCTGTTGTTGGAAAGTAAGAGCGCAGGCTCTCTTTATTACAGCCATTCCAGCGACCCGACGGTTTAGCCCAGATGATGTGGTTCAGGACGTTGAACCGCTCACGCATCATGATCTCAATGTCTGCCGCCAGGCGGTGGCCGGAGAATAGATAAAGACTGCCGGCAGGTTTAAGCACACGCCAGAATTGTGCGATGTACGTATCAAGCCAGCGGAGATAATCCTCATTACCTTTCCACTGATTGTCCCAGCCGTTTGGCTTCACTTTGAAGTACGGAGGATCCGTGACTATCAGATCAACGGAATTATCAGGGAGAGTGACGATGTATTGCAGGCTATCAGCGTTGACTAACTCAACACTGTTTATAATTACAGTATTTTTCATGGATCAGTAAGCGTAACTCTGATAGGCTCACTATGCTTTTGCGCTAAAGCAATGGGCCTTGATTAGCTTGTGACCTGAAAGCATGAGCTGATGGCTGGCTGGGTGCTACAACACCCGCCAGCCGCCCATTTTCACAAAAGGGACACCCCTGAAGGAGCGTGAGATTAGTTCCCGATAGTATCTACCAGGCCTGTAATTTCTTTACGTCTTCTTTCAATAAACTCAAAACAAATACCCGCACACTTGCCCTGAGCTTGGCCCAATTGGGCACCGTCACATTCAGCCTTAAATGCCATACGGCTAACGTTATTGAGACTATCGAAAAACTCCTTATCTTTAGTATCGTTGAGGTCTAAATACGAATCAATTAGCATCTTGCTTTCTAAACACAACTGCCCTCTTTCCATAACAACTTCATGTGCGATGGCTCTTTTCTTATTACCTTCAGCATCGTCTCGTTGTTCTAAAGACTTGTAATCCAGTTTCGCACTATATAAAAGCGAATGGTTTTTCATAAATGAAACATAAGCTGCCCTAACTTCCTTGCATACGTCTTTTTTCATTTCAATTTCAGTAGCCAGCCGGGTATTTAGCTTCAAGGTCTTTAATTGTTGCTCGATACCTAATGCATACTGTTCGCTTTGATAACGAATGTTTGTTTTAAATTGGAAATATGAAAAAAACAAAGCAATGAAAGATATTATTGCTGGGAGAATAGCAATTAAAACTTTGATAATAGAATCCCAGTTATTGGAGGCAGTCTCCATTTTAACCGTTACTACGTGACTAGCAGGTTTCAGAACCTCCAATAGATTCACTATATCCATGATGTATTCCTTGAAAAAGAAAATCATCATAACAAAAAACCCCGCCGAGGCGAGGTTAGATATAATTGTGACAAAATATCAAATTAGCTTCAAATATGACTCATTTTGTTGCATTTTGCAAGCCTAATCGATGGAGTTAGTGAAATTTACTTCACATTTCCGCTACTTTAAGTTCTTGGTACTCTTCGTACCGTGTCAAAATTTCGCTTAGTGCCTGGCCGTCCATTTCAGCAAACTGCGCTTTGAAAGCCGCCCAGTGGCCTGAATACACTCTCAGCCAGGTTGAACGCTCAACGCTGACCATGCGCGCCAGAGCTGCACCTGCATACTCCTGATAGATATCGTTATTACGCGAGGCAGCAACTTCTTGCGCCGCCAGCCAGACAAGCCCTATCAGTTTTTTAGTGACACGGCCCTGTATTTTTTTGCCGCTATGCTGACGCTGAAACTGTTCCCACACGTACTGGCACATTAACGTCTGGTACCGGAAGGTCAGGTCATGCCCATAGCAGTACCGCACCCATGCCTGCAAATGTTCCCCCAGACCATTGACCGATCGACGCCATGCTGAACAAGCGAACTCCGTATCCTTAATAGGCGGTAAAGGTCGGCGACGGCTCCTTGTCTCGAGAACATAAAGTGGAGTGGCCAGCGTTTTTACAACCTTTAACCCACAACCTTCCCCACCCTCCATGACGATTTCAGGATGGTGGCGAGGGTATTTGTTCTTATCTGCTGGTGGATGCTCACTGAACGCCTGCAACTGTCCTTTGGCCGTTCCTGATAAATCTGCCAGCGCGCGGCGCAGTTCAATTCGCGTATATTCCAGTTCTTGTAAATTCATTATGCTCAGCGCTCCATACAATTACGCTTTTGTTATTACGCCGATCGCCAGCGCTCGATTCATAAACCGGAATAGCAGCTCCAGCTGGGTACCGTGTTTTTTCTCGAACGCTGCAACATCAGCATGTAATTTGTCGTGACACTCTCTGCACAGAGGGATCACGAACAAATCGTGGGCTTTAGTGGCGGTACCGCCCATGCCGTGACCAATGACATGGTGTGGATCATCCGCTGGCCGCCGGCAACCTTCACAGGGCTGGGTTTTAACCCACCGGATATAGTCCTCATTCACCCACCTGCGGTGTTTTGGGCGCAACATGAATGATTCAGGGGATTCAGGATCCGCATGCAGAGCCAGAACCTTTGGCTGGTCATAGGCCACTTCCTGATTTGCTTCATGCTTTAAGTTCGCAGCTGTGACCGCAGGGGTGACCTTCTTCTGCAAAATGCTTTTTGCCGGGGGCATCGGCACAATGTCACTTTCTCGATATACGGATAAAAACGGCTCATCCGGTAAGCGAAGCGCATGCTGGGCCATCCTTTCCGTGATTGCATCAGCAATGCCTGAATAAACGGCCCACCAGCACAATTCACCAAGGGATAGTTCACGCTCGTTGTTGTAGCCAAGCGAAGACAGGATGGAACTGATCAGCCAGTTAATGAGATTACGCCGGGCCAGTTCTGCCAGCGCCGCGGTGGTTTGCTCGCGCAGCTGGTTATCGCAATGCCAACAGAGCAACATTGATCCAGGGGGATGTCGCATCGTTACCAGCTCATGATGATGATAATCAGTGTGCGGGTACTGGCATTCCTTCACATTACGCTCTAACCAGGATTCCAAAGCGGTCAAACCGCCTGCTGCACGGATAACCCTCTCGTCGGTGAAGAATTCCTCGAGGGACTTATTTTCTGCCAGCGGCTGCCTGGCATCAGGGACGAGCCCCGACGGAAGCCCAGCCATACTTTTTGGCTGAGGCTCCACCAGCACTCGCCCCTGTTGAAATAGAGACATCAGTTCACTACCCGGCTTTAACACCACAAGCCCCAGGCGCGGAACAGTCTCGGCTGTAAACAGTCCTCTCACGCCGCATGCCCCTTAGCGATGTGTGCCGTCCACAAGCCGCCGATCCACTCGATGCCTTTGGGTGTAAAGCGTGCCTGGCTAAAGGCGTAGTTTGTTTCGCTCGTAGTGCCAGTTTTCACTTCAAACCGCCCGGCAGCAATGTGCTGGTGCCGCGGTGTCAGCACTCCGCCAAGCCGATACATGATGTCGCTCTCAATGAGGAACAAGCGGAAATCTGTTTCCTTGGCCTGCAACAGCTTTGCCACCTGGCGGAAAGACATTGAGCCTTTGGCAGTACAATACCGATCGACAAACTCAACTTTCGGCGCGGCAGCGGCTAACTGCTGGCTGAGTTGTTCTTTCTGCTCGGCAAGATCCGCGGCGAGACGTAATGCCTCCGGCAATGTTTGCGGGACACTGACGGCCTGGCTGTTCTCCAGCTCTTGCCAGCGATCGACAACAGCGGCGGTAAATTCTGGCGATAGTCTGGCGACAATCACCAGAGAATCACGTTTGTTGAACCAATACTCCTCGTATGTTTGCCCGTTTTGCGGGTGTGTGTAGGGGGTGTGCGCCAACGGCGCGGTTAAAATACCAGCAGATGCAAGGCGCTCAGCTGAGCGCTTCACATCACCATGTTTGCTTTGCACCAGCCGGGCAATTTCACGGCTGGACATTGTCACAACACCCTTTGCGGTTAACTGATTCATGCTATTTCTCCATATCAGGCGGCTGCACCCGCCTTTTGATTTGCACATAATTCAGGAAGATTTGCCTCTACCAGCGCACGAGCGAACGGCGGCGGTACTGCGTTACCGCAGCGCGCTACCTGCTTGTCTTTGGCGTAACGATTGCCGCGATAGTCCTGATCGATAACGTAGCCGTCAGGGAAGCCCTGCGCCTTATAAAGCTCATGCGGTTGCAGCATGCGCATTCCGATATCGACGATCTGGTACTTAACTCCTTCGATCGTCACCAGCCATTCATCCTCGCTTTCACCGCAGTAGGTTTCGAGGAATGTTCGGACCTCGCCAACGTGCTGGCCACCAGCGGTAATCGTCGGCATAGGTGTATCCATGGTCTGACCGTCGCGGCAGGTTCCGCGCAGCTTCACCAGGTGCGACGCAACTACCGCGTGATGATCAACGGTAGTGACTGAGTGGGCAGGCTCATCCATACCAACACCCGGCCCCGTGTAATTTCCACCATAGTGCTTCGCCAGGAACGCGCTCACCGTCGCAAACTTATTACCGCCAGCAGTAATCGTTGCGCTAGGCTCGTCTGCCCTGTGCCCAACACTGGCACCAAACTGGCGGGCGATGACAGGAGCAACCACACACGCGCGGGACTGCTTGAGGATTGTATGAGCGGGTTTATCCACCGGACGCGGCTTTGCCTGGTACTCACTGCCGCCATTGCCCGCCAGGAACGGTGTCAGCGCGGCCTCAACTACGCCAAGCGCATGCCCATTACCGCCAGGGCGAGCCGAAGTACCAGCGGTGACAGTTGGTACCGGCTCGGTCACTGGCTGCCCGGTGGCCCCGGTGCGGAATTTAGTAAGATGCGGTACCGCCAGCGCGTAGCCATGCTTTTTAGTGATGGTCTGCAATGGCTCTAACAACGATTGCCCGCGGAAACAGTCATACCCTCCCTTCGTCGTGGTGTGATTACACTTCACGATGAAAGGTGATGCGCTTTCGATAACAAAGCGCTGGATGCCGCGCGCGATACGTTTGAGCGTATTTTCCGCCAGTGGCTTTTTGCGGTCGAAGATGGAACGGGCCGGGATGTTCCAGTCAATGCACTCCGCCGCGGTACGCCATGGCGCCAGCTTGCCGCTTTGTACTTCCAGTGATTTTGGATCCCCATGAGTCGCTTCAGGCCAATGAATCTTGCGGCCGTCACAGCGCATGACCATGAAGAAACGCTTTCTGATCGTTGGCGCGCCGTAGTCACAAGCGCGCAGCTCACGATAATCGACCTCATAGCCAAGCCCGGCGATCAGCTGTTGCGCCTGCTGGCCGTGCGGCTCAATGGCAAGAAATTCACAAACCTCAGCCAGCGCAGGGTGATTCGCCGCGATCCCCGTCGACAGCATGCCGACAAATGCCTCGAATGTTTCGCCAGCACGCTCAGGATCTGGGCGTAATTCTTCATCCAGCAGCGGGCCCCATGTCTTAAATTCTTCGACGTTCTCCAGCATCATGACGCGGGGACGTACTGCCAGCGCCCAGCGCAGGACAATCCACGCCAGCCCGCGAATCTCTTTCTTAACCGGCTTAGCGCCCTTCGCTTTGGAAAAGTGGCGGCAGTCAGGGCTAAACCAGGCCAGACCGACAGGTTTGCCGCTGGTGGCTGCGCTTGGGTCAACTTCAAACACCGACTCGCAATAATGCAGCGTGTCCGGGTGATTCGTCTTATGCATCGCAATAGCGTTTTCGTCGTGGTTGATAGCGATATCCACGCTACGCCCGATCGCCAGTTCAATGCCGGTACTCGCGCCGCCACCACCAGCAAAGTTATCAACGATAATTTCACGCATTGACGGCCCCCTGCATACTGCTAACCAGACCACCGGCCACGCTAATTATTTCGCTGGTAGGCACACGCTCCAGCCAGAGTTGGTTGATGTTGGCCTTCAACTTGTTCTGTTGGTTCACCCCCAGAGAATCCGCCCCCTCGACCTGATTGAATACCAGACCAACCTCCAGAGGCCAGATGCGCGACTCTGCATCTGCCGTTGCAATGGGAGTAGGCATTGCTTTTTCCGACACCGACGGAAGGGCCATTTTTGCCGCGGCGAATTGAGCTAATGACAATGCTGCACGCCCTTTTTCTTCCAGTTCGGTGCGATTGATATAGCTGAAGCTTTCACCACACCAGGTTTTGTCGAAGACAGCGATTGCCCCGGCAAAAAATGCGCTGGTGGGTTGCTGCTTCTCGTCAGCGGGAACAAACCAAACAGGAAGATCGAACCCAATACGACCACGAATAAACATGATGTGATCGGCATCTTCCGGCCACCATGTTTCACTTGTGGCTGACTTCACGAGGTATATGTAACGACCACCTTTATCACGCATCGCCATTGTGTGATTCATGATGTGGGTCATGCCAGTGATGGCCTGCTTTTCATGGTACTGAGAACGGCTATATGGCGGATTTGCAAACGCGGCGCCACCGAGTTCTGCCAGACGCTCTGACCAGTCCTGCGTCAGCGCGTTATCTTCGGCGGTATACCATGCAGGGCATTTAGCATTGCTATCGTCTGCAAACAGATCCAGAACCATCGGCCCAAATATCGAATTGATGCCCCAAAACAACAAATCTGGAGTGCGCCACTGATCGCCAACCTCTTTCAATTCATGCGCTGGCTTTGAGCGCAGTTCAGCCAGCGCGCGGCAATATTTGTTATCAGCATTCATGCTCATCATTTCGCTCCCCTGAAGCCAGCTGGAATGGCTTTATCTGGTCCACCAAATTTCATCGGATCATGCTTACGGATTGAGCCCCAATACTGTCGTTCTGGACGTCCTGCTGCGTTCCACTTATTTGCGGATTGCAGGTAGCCTGGAAATTTTGTTGGCAGAAACAGCGTTGTTGGGCGCAAATATTCGGCCATTTTCAGATCCTCGCCCCACTTCTCGACGCTGTAATCCACCACCAACAGCAGCTCATCGGGCGTAAACCCGTCAGCCAGGCGAGCCCGGATGTTTTCCAAGGATGATTTGCAGACCTGATACCGTGATCCGGTGGTCTTGTTCAGATGTGATAAAACCTGCTTCGCCTGATCGGTGATAACCACCACAGGGTCGGGTTGCGCAGCAACCGGACAAGAATGTTTTTTATCTGATGGATCAGTAGTTGTATTTACTGACGGATCCCCCCCAGATTCTGACGGGTGAAAACCGCCTTTTTCATCGTTTTTTGATGCCTCAGATTTTGACGCGTCGGTTTTTGAGGCATCAGATTTTGATGCGTCAGAATCTGACAGGTGAGAAAAGGCAGCAGCCTGTAATTTCGCAACATTGAGCTGGTAAACGTTCGATGCATTGCGGTTGCCTTTACGGCGCTGCTGGCGGGTTAACCACCCGTCTTTTTCCAGTTGAGATATGGCTGTGCGAACCGTGCTCTCACCGGCACCAATCTGGCGCGCGATGGTAGCGATGGAAGGCCAGCTAACCCCTTCATCACTGCTGAAGTCTGCCAGACGCGCCATGATGGCAACGCTGGACAGCTTCATGCCAGAAGCGGCACAAGCGTCCCAAACGTAACCCGTTAATTTAGTGCTCATGGTCGTCCTTTAACTCTGTAAACTTGCGCTTGAATTGTTCGAGCGGGCTGAAACATTCGTGGTTATAACCATCCCGCAGGTAGATAACTCGTTGAGTCTCTGGCTCCCACCGGATAACCCGAACGGGGATCCCTCTGTGGTCTTTGAACCTTCGGTTAACTTCGCGCATAAGCGTTTCGCCTTCCTGTAGTAAACCCCCACAATTGCGACCGCCCGACTGTGGTTACATGGCACCCAGCGGTTTGCTATTCTGCGTTCATACCGAAACAACGGAGCGCCCGGTACCGGGATCATCCTGAGTTGCGGCAAACGGTTAAAAGCCGTTAAACTGGTCATGCGGATTACTTCTCCATACAAGATTTGTCTGCCACGACGCCCGGAGCTGCACACTCGCGGGCGTCACTCTTTTCCGGCGCACAAAACACACGGAAAAGCAGCGTCAAATGTTCCTGCCACTTAGCCATCACCTGATAGCTGTTCTCTTCGATCTGGGCGCGTTCCTGAGCATCAATAACGCCGTCAGCGGTAGCTTTACGAACGTATTGTGAATGCCTGCCGATCCACTCAACTGACTCCATGAGACGCTGGTTGATATCGCCGTTCTCAATCTCTTCAACATCAGCCAATGGCACAAAAACACCGTTCGAGTGACGTGCAATAGCGTTCGCTATGTGGTTTGAACCACCAGCACGTTGAAGCACCATCGCCCAACCGAGCGGGAAGATCTGATCGCCATCGGTACGCAGCCGGTTAAACAGCGCGTTCTCGGTCACACCCAACCACTCAGCAGCTTCTGAATATCCGCCAGGCAGCTCGGTGATCGTTTTTTTTATTGCCCCCACCAGCCAGGCTGGCTGCTTATCTACTTTCCATTCAGGTTCTATACCCACGGCTAGGTCCTCCCTTCTGTGGTTATTTCTGATCGTTAGGCGATGTACTCTTGCCATAACGTTCTGGGTTGAATTCCAGTTCACCAGCAGTTCGATACGCAGCTTCAGCAGCTCGTCCTTTAGGGATTAAGCGTCCGGGGCGATTACGCCACTGGTAAACGGCCTCACTGGTGATGCCAAAAAATTCGGCAACTTTCTCAGTGCTGCCGAAATGTTGTTCAATCTCGTCGGTTGTCATGAAGCCTCCTTAGCTAAGTTTGATTAGATATTAATAACCAATCTAACTTTGGTCAATAAAAACTAAGATTACTTAGTCTTTTTTAAATTTGGTGCTTTCATGGAAACGGTTGGTCAGCGCATTAAAGCCCTACGCAGGGTTACAAAAACCTCTCAAAAAGAACTGGGTAAGTTCTGCGGGGTTAGTGACGTAGCGGTGGGTTATTGGGAAAAGGATGTGAATATCCCAAACGGAGAATCGCTGGTTAAGCTGGCTAAATTCTTCAATACATCAATAGATTACATTCTTTATGGCACTGAATTTGAAGGTACCCTCATAACTAAAATGAGGCGTGTACCCGTGATTTCCTGGGTTCAAGCTGGGCAGTTTACGGAATGTAAGGCCGCTGATTTATTCAGTGATGTTGATAAATGGGTTGAAACATCACTACGCATTGGGGATAGCTCGTTCGCTTTAGAGGTCAAAGGGGATTCAATGACCAATCCAAATGGCCTCCCAACAATCCCTGAAGGGGCTACCGTTATTGTTGATCCAGATGCCGAACCCCTTCATGGCAAGATTGTTGTTGCGCGTATTGATGGCACTAACGAAGCGACTGTTAAAAAACTGGTCATTGATGGCCCTCAAAAATTTTTAGTCCCACTAAATCCTCGCTACCCCAACATCTCGATCAATGGTAACTGCCTCATTATTGGCGTAGTTAAAGGCGTTCAGTACGAGCTCTAATCCCTTCCCGCTCTTCCCCTAAGCATCAAGCTAAGTTTAGTTTGATTTTTTCACTTGACCATTTAACTAAGTTAAGTTAGATTTTTTTCTGTCAACACCAAACCACCGCGCCTGATGTGGTTAAAAGCAGGCCAAAGCAATAAGAAGTGATCCCTGTTCTGGCTGTTCACTTTCCCCTTGAGGGTGACAGCCAGTTTTTTAAGGGCACAACGTGAAAGCGCACTCCTTCTCTCTTTCACTGCGGGGGGCAGGTTTGTTACCGAAGGAGTGGGCTTTCAGTTGTGGTAATGCGGCTCTGCGCACGTGACGAGGCCAACAAGTTTTTATTTCAACATTTGAAATGAATACGTTTCTTGAGGTGTAGCGTCGCCGGTTCTGGCCGGTCCGGCAGGTGGAGGCACCACCGCCACAACAAAATCATTGCTGTGTGTAGTCTTTGCCCATCACATCGGTGGGCACCTTTTTTACACAAGAGACAAGGGCATCACCGGGCGACGGGCTCATTCCCCAATCCACCCGGGCGCAGAAATGGAGGCTGCAATCTTCACTGCTACGCAGGTGCCCTTTTCTGTTGTGTATGGAGAAGTTCCACTGGCGGTGGCAGCCGCCTCACAGAGGGTTAAACCATGAGTAATGACCGCATGACCGTAGTGCCCGATTTCCTGGGCGAACTGGATGCCGGCGTGTTCATGAACAAGATCGCGGCAGCTTTAAACACTACCGCGCTTGGCGTTCTGAACAACGGTACCAAAGGCAAAGTAGTCCTCACCTTTGATATTGAGCGTATGGGTAACTCCGTCGAAGAGAAGCGCGTCAAGATCAAGCACAAGCTGAACTACGTCACCCCTACCCCGCGCGGTAAAGCCTCCGAAGAAGATACCACCGAAACACCAATGTGGGTTAACAAAGGCGGCAAGCTGACCATCCTCCAAGAAGATCAGGGACAGTTGTTCGGCATCAACGGCGGCGTTGACGGAAAGCTTAAAGCGGCTCAGTGAACCGCCTCAACCAATTCACTGCAACCACTTCGATCATTAGCAGATAAGGAATTTTTATGTCTCAGCAACTAGACAGCAGCGCCATCAAACAGGTTAAAGACCTGGTTCTCTCCGGCTATCACCTGAATGATATTAACGGACTCGCCTGTCCAACAGCTATTTTGCCGGAAAATACAAAGGTAGCGAGCCTGGAAAATTTTTCACTGGAGCGCTTCCGCTTCCGTGGCGCCATGACCACGACCAGCATCAATGATTTCGCCCGTTATTCTAAAGGGTATGCCAGTGTCGAAGAGCCGGCTCGCTGCTTTATCGATGCGGACAATATGACAGCACGCTCCGTGTTCAATATCGGCACGCTGGAAAACCCAGGCCATGCTGATAACGTTGCTGCAATCACCCTGAAACAGACTGCACCTTTCCGCGCGCTGCTGGCGATTAACGGTGACCGACTGAAGCAAAAGCAGATCGCCGAATGGCTGGAAGACTGGAGTGATTACCTGCTGGCCTTTGATGCTGAAGGAAATACCATGCAGATTTCACAGGCTGCTCAGGCTGTTCGTCGCATCACTATCCAGCAGGCGACTCAGCAGGATCATGAAGACGGTGATTTCAGCGGGAAAAAATCACTAATGCAGAGCGTTGAGGCCAGCAGCAAAGATGTAATGCCGGTAGCGTTCGAGTTCAAATGCGTGCCGTATGAAGGTCTTGGTGAGCGAGCATTCAGCCTTCGCAATAGTCTACTCACAAGTGACGAACCACGCTTTGTTCTGCGTATTGTTCAGCTGGAAGCGCAGGAAGAAGCGATCGCCAATGAATTCCGAGATCTGCTAATCAGCAAATTCGACGGCGAGCCAGTAGAAACCTTTATCGGTAACTTTAAAGCGTAATTTCTCTGCATTAAATCCCCGGCGCCGCGGGGATTTATTGAAGCGCAATTCCCTTTATTAATCGCCAAAGGCGAGGGATTCGTACAACCAAAACTAGCGCAGGTGCAGCTGCCAAATATGGAGAAGAAAAGACGATGAGTTATATCCAGACACTTTCAGGTAAGAAATTCAATTACCTTAATTCAACCGCTGACGATGTAGAGCTCGAGGATATTGCGACCGCACTTTCCCACATCTGCCGCTTCAGTGGTCATCTGCCGGAATTTTACAGCGTGGCCCAGCACTCGGTACTGTGCAGCCAAATTGTGCCGCCAGAGTTTGCCTTTGAAGCCCTGATGCATGATGCAGCTGAAGCCTATTGCCAGGACATACCTGCCCCCCTAAAGGCATTGCTTCCAGATTATCGTCGCATTGAAGAGCGGGTAGAACAGCTGATCCGGGCCAAATTCAGCATCACCCCTGATATGTCAGCGGTAGTGAAATACGCCGATCTGGTGATGCTTGCCACTGAACGCCGCGATCTGGATATCGACGACGGCTCACTCTGGCCTTGTCTTGAAGGTATACCGGCCAGCGACATTATCCAGATCGTCCCTCTTCGTCCAGGCCAAGCATATGGCTTGTTCATTAACCGTTTCAATGAGCTTACGGAATCACGCGCATGCCTCGTATGAAGATAAAAGAACTGGTAGCCGCAGCCCATGCTGCGGCGGAGAAACTGTCACCAGCAGAAGCTTCTCTGATGCGTGAGGTAGCCACTCGCCTGGACGTTACATTTGCCGCCTTGACGGAATCGATGGACCAGCGAATGAGCCTTGACGCCGAAATTAACCATCTTCGTCAGGAGTCCGTCCAATGACCCCCAACAATTATGCGAGTCTGCGCGGCACAATCGCCAGAGCCAAACGCCACGACTGTCAGAAAGTCGTGATGCGTGTGACGTTAGCAGAAGAACTTCTCGAGCAGTTGTCAAAAGCAGAGGAGCGGATCGCGGAGCTGGAAGCAATATTGGCATGTGATAGGTGCGGGACAATTTGTACTCGTCCTGACGGGGCTCATTATTGCCACGTTAGCGACAACGCCGACTCGCGCTACAGCCCCCACAGTGAATTAGAAGCCAAGAACAATGGAGAAAGCAATTGAACGACTTAATGATTGACCTCGAATCGATGGGAAAAAAGCCAAACGCGCCGATCGTGTCAATTGGTGCCGTCTTTTTTAACCCTCATACAGGTGAACTTGGTCAAGAATTCTATACGGCCATCTCGCTTGAAAGCGCAATGGATCAGGGTGCGGTACCGGACGGAGATACTATTCTTTGGTGGCTCAAACAAAGCTCGGAAGCGCGCTCAGCTATTTGTGTTGATGATGCGCTGCCTATCACTGATGCACTGTCGGAACTGAGCCATTTCATTCACCGGCACGCAGATAATCCAAAATACATGAAGGTCTGGGGTAACGGTGCCACCTTTGACAATGTGATTCTGCGTGGAGCTTACGAACGCGCCGGCCGCATATGCCCTTGGGGCTTTTGGAACGATCACGATGTGCGCACTATTGTTACGCTTGGTCGCAGTGTCGGTTTCGATCCGAAGCGTGACATGCCTTTTATTGGCGATGTGCACAATGCCCTAGCTGATGCGCGACACCAGGCAAAATATTTGTCAGCAATTTGGCAGAAACTGATCCCTACCAACAGCGACAAGTTTTAATTACTCGGGTGCAGCCGGGTTAATGGAGAAGTATATGCTGAGCCTCGATTGTGTTCCCATCTCAACTTATTGCAAAGAGACTGGCGAAACCCCAGATGCGATCAATAAGCGTGTACAGCGCGGCGTTTGGCGTGAAGGGGTGCAGGTGCTTAAGGTTGAAGGCGTTAAGGAGAGATGGATAGATCTTAGTGAGGTTGCAAAATGGGCACGAAAGAATCGCCTAAACTCCCACGTGGTGTAACCATCAGGAAGCACAGCAGTGGTGAAACCATCAATATTACGTTCACATACAAGGGGGTGAAATGCAGAGAACCCCTTTCAAATCTAGAAGTGAACAACAAAAACCTTAAATATGCCGAGCGTACGCTCGGCGAAATCCACAACAAAATCGAGCGTGGAACATTTATCTATGCTGAATATTTCCCTCGTTCGGTGAGGTTAAAAATTTTCGGTAATGCTGCGACCGGGAAAACAGTGAAAATGTATCTTGATGAGTACCTGAAGATTTGCGAAACGAGGAATCTTTCCCGCTCCACCATTGGCGGGTATAAAAAATGCCGTAGCGCACTGTCTGAACTTCACATTTTCCCGGCCAGTGAGTTAACGCCAGCAGCATTAAAAACATGGATTCAGAATCAGAAAACAACATTGAAGACGATACGTAACCAGTTGTCGTTTCTTCGTTCCTCACTTGATGAAGCTGTAACTGATGGTGTTTTACAAATTAATCCAGTGTCACAGGTAACAGCTTCACGATATCAAAGCAAAAAAAGTGACGAGGAAAGTACTTATATTGTTGATCCACTATCTCCAGCAGAGGTAAGCGCGCTGTTAAAATCAGCGGGTAATAAGCAATGGGAGAACTTATTCAGATTTGCGCTTCAGACAGGTCTACGCAGTTCGGAACTTTGCGCACTACGCTGGAGGGACATTGACTTCGTTGAGAAGACGGCTCATGTACAGAGCGCCAGCGTCTCTGGCGTGACGAAAGGTACGAAAACGAAGGCAGGAACACGCAAGGTTGAGTTAACCGAGGAAGCGATGATTGCTCTAAACGAACAAAAGCCCTTTAGCTTCATGAAGAATGGTTGTGTCTTTGAAGATCCGAAGACAAACAAGCCATGGGCCAGCGCGGACGCCATTAGGAAAAAAGCCTGGGTTCCTACGCTCCGGAAAGCCGGTATCAGGTACCGTAATCCTTATCAGACAAGGCATACATTCGCCACACGTATGATAAGCTGCGGTGTAAACTTATTTTGGCTGGCTGCGCAGATGGGCCACAAAGGACCTGAGATGCTCTTTCGTCATTACGGACGCTATTTGAAAGATTATGATAACAACTCATCGATCACATCCTTGAACAATGTGATGAATTGAGAAATAATTCCTGCCTTGTTATAAGGCAGGAATACTTCGATATGGCAGACCCCGCATGGCTCGGATATGGTGGTTTGACAGCAAGTGCTTTATCAGCAATTGCTGCTTATTTAGCTATAAGGCAAACTGTTATCCAAAGAAAGTTATCAAACAAAGTACAGATAATCACTAAAGATGTAAAAATAAAAATTGATAAAACAAAAATAGTAAACAAAGGTGTTTTTGATGCTATATCAAAAAACAACAATCCCACCCTGCCAATATTAAATGTTGGTCTAGGCCCAGCATTGAAATTCAAATACCAATGGATATTCAATTACGAAAAACATTTTTTGTTAAATAAAATAAAAAAACTAGACGATGAACATACCTTTGACACCAAAGGTTACAAAGCAGCCATGATGGCTAATGAATACTGTTATCAATTAGACAAACAAGGTCACACTTACATTTCATTATTAGGTTTTGGTCAATCCAAATGGTATTCTCATGAAGAACAATATTCTGATGTTGTTTATATTCTCCCTTGGAGCGTTAACAAAGAAGAGGTAAATCTTCACATCCCCACATTAATACCGACACTATTATCTAACTACCTCTTGGATAAAATCAGCCTCCATGAAAATATGTTAACTCAAATAGATGGGCCTGTTTTATTAATTGAATATGAAGAAATCTCTGGAACAACAAAAAAAGAGTTTTTTTCTACTGAATATCGGATAAATAGATTCTCAATACGTGGAGATACAGTGGAAGCAACTTTTAATCTAACATTCTCTCACGGCCTTAGCTGGACGGCATTACTACTTCAAAGGATACGTAAAAGATACGAGACATGGAAAAACAAATTTATTTGA